TAGAGTTGCAGATATATTAGAGTATTCAGATTTTAAAGATGATTTTGCAAATAAAATTGGAAAGTATAATGTATCAATATTAAATGATATTTCCGATTTGTATATTTATGACTTTGGAATTTTTATTGAAGTGTCTCCTGATGAAGAACAAAAAGCACAGCTTGAAGCAAACATACAAATGGCTTTATCTAAGGGTGATATAAATCTTGAAGATGCTATTGATATTCGAGAGTTGAGAAATCTCAAGCTTGCAAATCAATTGTTGAAGATGAAGAGAACTCAAAAACAAGATAGAGAGCAACAAAATCAAATGCAAATTCAAGCAATGCAGGCTCAACAACAATTGAAGTCTCAAGAATTAGCAATGCAAACTGCGATGCAAAAAATACAAATGGAGTCTGATGCTAAGTTAAAATTAAAACAAGCAGAGGTTCAATTTAATATTCAGCAATTAACAGCAGAAGCTGAACTTAAGAAAAGTTTAATGGCAGTAGAGTTTGACTACAATATGCAATTAGGTGGCTTACAGCAAAACAACTTGAAGACTAGAGAGAATGAAAGAGAAGATGCTAAAGCAAGAAGAATAAGCCAACAAAATACTGAACAATCAAAGTTGATAAATCAAAGAAAGAATAATTTGTCTCCTATAGACTTCCAAAACAGTGAAGATGATTTAGATGGATTCAATGTTCCTCAAAGCAAACCTATGAATTTTGAGTCAAATGAGGATAGTTTAGATGGATTTGATTTTGGTGAATTTGAACCTCGTTAAAATATTAAATTTTTTTATATAACTTTGTAAAAAATAAAATCAAATAAAATGGAAATGAAAGTTAGATTGCTAGACGGAGCAGAAGAAAAAAGTGTTGCTCAAATAGAAGAAGAATTACTTGCAAAGCACGAAGAGTCATTATCGACAGGTAATAATTTTGAACCGCAAGAACAAGAACAAGAGCAGGGACAAGAATTTGAACCTGAAGAAGAATTAAGCGAAGAAAGAGTTCTTTCATATATTGGGAAAAGATATAATAAAGAAATTAATTCATTTGATGAATTAATGGCTGAAAGAAATATCACAGAAGAAATTCCTTCCGATGTTGCTGCTTATATGAAATATAAGAAGGACACAGGAAGAGGGTTTGAAGATTACATAAAGTTAAATAAGGATTTTGACAATATGGATTCTGATGACCTATTAAAGCAATATCTACATTCTACAAATTCAGATTTGGATTCAGATGATATAGATGCATTAATGGAAGATTATTATTTCGATGAAGATTTAGATGATGATTCTTTTATTAAGAAAACAAAGATTGCAAAGAAAAAGGCTATTGGAGAAGCTAAGAAATACTTCAATCAACAGAAAGAACAATACTCTACACCCCTTGAGTCAAGAGGTTTAGATGTTCCCGATGAAGAAAAGGAAGTATTTGAAGCATACAAACAATACACAAAAGAAGCAGCGACTATTGAGGAATCAAACAAGCGTAAGCGAGAATGGTTCGACCAAAAGACAAATGAAGTTTTTAACGATGATTTCAAAGGTTTTGATTTCAACATAAACGACAAGAAATTTTCATTTTCTCCCGGTAATCTAAGCGAGATTAAAAAAAATCATTCATCACCACAAAACTTTATAAATAAGTTTTTAGATGAGAATGGTTTAATGAAAGACGCAGAAGGATATCATAAATCGTTAGCTATGGCTATGAACCCTGAAAAGTTTGCTAAGTTCTTTTATGAACAAGGACAAGCAGATGCTACAGATGATGTTGCGAAGAAGATGAAAAATATAAACATGTCTGAACGTAAAACACCTGAAAACACTAATAGGGTTGATGGAATGCAGGTCAAGTCTCTAAGCCCTGACTCCGGAAACGGACTAAAAATTAGAAGTATAAAAAGAATTTAAAAACTAAAACAAAAAAAATGGCAATTTTAAATACACCAACTTTTGGTCTTACTCCTAGTTCGGAGCAAGTTCCATTATCAACAAACTACATTACTAACTTCAACTTCTTAACTCAGTATCTTCCTGATACTTATGAGAAAGAATTTGAGCGTTATGGTAATCGTACAGTATCTTCATTCTTGCGTATGGTAGGAGCAGAGATGCCGTCAAACTCAGATTTAATTAAATGGGCAGAGCAAGGTCGTTTACACACTAAATATACAAGTTGTGTTGTAACTGCTGCTGCTGCTGCTACTCAGTCTGTATACACTATTACAGATGCTACAATTACTTCAGGAAACACTATTGCAATTCGTTTAGGTCAAACAGTTATGATTTATGATAATGCTACGGGATTATCAAATAAAGGAATCGTTATTGTTGCACCTGCAGGAGCAGGTCCTACTTATACTATTACAGTAGCTTATTATGAGCAAGGCGGGCAAACATTTCCTGCAGGTTCAACTTGTTCTATTTGGGTATATGGTTCAGAATTCAAAAAAGGAACTGCAGGAATGACAGGTTCTTTGGAAGCTGAAGATACTATCTTTCAAAATTCACCAATTATCATCAAAGATAAGTATGCAGTAAATGGTTCAGACATGGCTCAAATTGGTTGGGTTGAAGTAACTACTGAGAATGGTGCTTCAGGATACCTTTGGTACTTGAAATCAGAGCATGAAACTCGTTTACGTTTTGAAGACTATCTTGAAACAGCAATGGTAGAAGCAGTTCCTGCGGGTGCAGCTTCAGGTGTTGCAACACAAGTAACATATGCTTCAGCCGGTAATAAAGGTTCTGATGGTGTTTTCTATGTAGTAAATACCCGTGGGAATGTATGGGGTGGTGGTAATCCAACAACCCTTTCTGATTGGGACACTGTTATATCTCGTTTAGATAAGCAAGGTGCTATTGAAGAAAACGTACTATTTGTTAATCGTGATTTTGGATTTGACATTGACGATATGTTAGCAGCACAAAACTCTTATGGAGCAGGTGGTACTTCTTATGGTCTATTTGACAATGACAAAGACATGGCGTTAAACTTAGGCTTTACAGGATTCCGAAGAGGTTATGATTTCTACAAGACTGATTGGAAATACTTAAATGACCCAACAATGCGTGGTTCTATGCCTACAGGTGCTACTGCATCAGGGAACATTACAGGACTTTTAGTTCCTGCAGGTTCAACTAATGTATATGACCAAGTTATGGGTAAAAATGCAAAGCGACCTTTCTTACATGTTAGATATCGTGCTTCTGAAGCAGAAGATAGAAAATATAAGACTTGGATTACAGGTTCAGCCGGAGGTGCTCAAACTAGTGACTTAGATGCAATGGAAGTTAACTTCTTATCTGAGCGTGCTGTTTGTACTTTAGGTGCGAATAACTTTGTATTATTCCGTTACGGAGCATAATAACAAATGATTGAATAAAGAGAGGGACATCAGTGTCCCTCTCTATTTTTTTAGTAACAACTTAAATTAAATAAAATGAAAACAAACACAACATCAGTAGATAAGACCTACAAATTAAAAAGCAATGCAACGCCAATATCTTTTACGTTGCCATCTAGAAACACATCTAGATACCCACTTCTTTATTTTGATGAAGAACAAAACATTAACAGGCCTTTGCGATATGCAAGAAATCAAAAGTCACCATTCGAAGATGAGCAAGACGGAAACTTTCTTCTTGAACCAATAATCTTTGATGATGGGTTTTTAACTGTTCCACGAACAAATCCTGTATTACAACAATTCCTACATTATCATCCATTAAATGGAAGTGCTTTTATAGAAGTAAACAAAACAGTTGATGCTGCAAAAGAAGTTGAAGATTTAAACTTTGAAGTAGACGCATTAATTGAAGCAAGACAATTAAGCATTGAGCAACTTGAAGTAGTAAGTAGAGTAATGTTTCAAAAAGATGTTACAACCGTATCAACTGCAGAGTTGCGTAGAGATGTATTAATATATGCTAAAAAAGAACCTAAATCATTTTTAGAAATACTTAATGACCCTTTACTTAAATTACAATCAAATGTGCAATTATTTTTTGCTCATAATTTATTGCAATTTAGGAATGGGCAAAGAGAAGTATGGTTTAATACAAAGAGCAATAAAAAGAAAATGATGAGCATACCATTTGGTGAAGACCCATATGAAACAGTTGCTTTATTCTTAAAGTCAGATGATGGTATTGAGGTTTTAAAGTTCTTAGAAATAAGTCTAAAATAATTACTATATTTGTGCTTTACTAACCCATTAAACTTTTTAAACAATGGAAAAATTTTTAAGTATCCCTGCAGCAACAGGAAATCAATTAGTATCTGCTACAAATATAGTATCAGTTTTTGCGGGAACATTTGCTGTTCCATCAGCTACATCAACAGCAACTACAATTCTTTATCAAGGCGGTAAGACAGTTACATTAAACACAGCTTCGGGTCAGGTTGCATCTAATATGCGTAACGCTATTCAAGATGCAATAACCCTTGCGTTACAAACGCCTTGGACTAATGTTGTTTATGTAGTTCCTACATTGCCTATTGCTATAATAACTATTGTAGGTGCTTAATAGCAATTAATTTTAAAACAAAGAGGCACTTTAATAGAGTGCCTTTTTTTTTATTATCTTTGTAGTATGATAAACTCTGTAAGGAATACTGTAATTGCTATTTTAAATAAAAATAACTACGGATATATTTCTCCATCTGATTTTAATTTGTATGCTCAACAAGCACAATTAGAATTATTTATGAAATATTTTTCTGATTATAATGCAATTATAAACAAGGAAAATGCTAGGGGGTCAGGAACAGATTATGCCGATTTTGGAAAATCTTTTGCTGAACAAGCGGAAGAGTTTATAGTAACAAATCCATTAACAAACACATCAGTAACTACTACTTTATCAAATACATATTA